GTCGTTGAAGATAAATCTATCTGGCAAAAAGTCAAAGACTTTTTCGGAGTATAGTATGGATGAAGTTAAGATTGTAAGACTCACAACAGGTGAGGAATTGCTATGTAAGATGGATCCTGCTATGACGTTAGGTGAAGGCAAATCAATTATGGTAAACACACCAGTATTGATTCTACCTACTGCTGATGGCAAATTAACTTTTATGCCATACATGCCGTATGCTGATATCAAGGATTTGATTATCAAAGAACGTAGTGTGATGTTCGTCGTCGATCCGACTGCTGAATTAGCAACACAATATAAGACAATGATTGGTGATGTAGTTGTTCCACCTAAACCTACAATTATAGTTTAAACTTTACTTTTGGGGAGTTTTATTATATAATAAAGTATGGATAAATTTTATACGAACTTTTACCTCAGAGGTAATTATGTTTACGTGCGTGGGTATGAAGGTGGCAAAAGGTTTCAAGATAAGATTTGGTACAAACCGTCACTCTATATTTCCACCAACAAAGATACTGAATTCAAAACTATTTCTGGAGAAGATGTCGATGAAGTTAGGCATTCTTCTATAAAAGAAGCGAGGGATTTTGTTAGGAAATATGAACATGTAGATGGGTTTGATATTTATGGATCCAACCTATATGATTATGCCTGCGTAAACGAGAACTTTGATAAATCTTATGACCCAGATTTAATTAATACGATATGTATTGATATTGAGGTATCTTCGGGTGATGGTTTCCCTAGTCCCGACGAAGCATCTCAAGAAGTAACTGCAATTACTGCCAGTTATAAAGATAGATTCGTAACCTTTGGCTGTCAAGACTATTCTACCGACCGTGAAGACGTAGTCTATATCAAATGTCACGATGAAAAACATCTACTTCATAGATTCCTACAATTTTGGCAAAGTGCAGACCCAGATGTTATAACTGGTTGGAACGTCAGGTTCTTTGATATTCCTTATTTAGTCAATCGTATGAGGAAGATACTTGGTGTTAATGCAACGAATAAATTCTCCCCAGTCGGTATTATTAAAGAGGGAAGTGTTAAAATATTCAATCGTGAACAGACTGAATATGAGTTGTGTGGTATTACAACTCTAGACTACCTAGAAGTGTATAAGAAGTTTACTTATTCTCAACAAGAGAGTTATAGACTTGACCATATTGCTCACGTAGAATTGGGTGAACGGAAGTTGGACTACTCTGAAGTAGAAAACTTATATCAACTATACGAAACTGACTATCAAAAGTTTATTGACTACAACATACAAGACGTTGAATTGGTTAATAAACTTGAAGATAAGATGAAACTCCTAGACATGATAACTGCTTTGGCATATGATGCAAAGGTGAACTATATTGACACATTCAGGCAAGTACGAATGTGGGATGTTTTGATACATAATTATCTAATGGAAAATAATATAGTTATTCCTCCCAAAAATGATAATGTAAAGACATCTCAATTTGCTGGAGCGTATGTAAAGAAACCTTTAATTGGTATGCATGATTGGGTAGTATCATTCGACTTAAACTCTCTCTATCCGCATTTGATCATGCAATACAATATTAGTCCCGAAACATTCCTAGAAGATTCTTGGCAAAACGTAACGGTCGATCGAATTATTGCAGGGGATTTTAGTAAAACTGAAAATAGTTTAACTGCCAGTGGGTATTCGTATAAAAGAGATAAGCAAGGATTTTTGCCAGAGATGATGCAGATGTTATACGACACTCGAGTATTAGCAAAACAGAAGATGCTTGAAGCGCAAACTAAACTTGAAGAAGCAAAGAAGTTAAATTTAGATACCCACGAAATTGAAAAAGAAATATCAAAGTATAAGAACCTACAACTGGCAAAAAAGGTACAACTCAATTCTGCATATGGTGCATTAGGTAATAGATACTTTAGATTCTTTGATGTTCGTATAGCAGAATCTATTACTTTATCAGGGCAATTGTCTATTAAATGGATTGAGAAGAAGTTAAATGGGTATTTGAATAATTTATTAAAGACCGATAATCATGATTATATTATTGCTATTGATACTGATAGTGTATATGTAGATATGGGAGATTTAATTAATCGTATCAACCCACCCAACCCAGTAGACTTTCTAGATAAAGTTTCTAAGCAAAAATTAGAACCTTTCATCGATAAGTGCTATGAAGAATTAGCAGATATGATGAATGCTTATGCTCAAAAGATGTATATGGGTAGAGAGGTAATTGCCGACAAGGGTATTTGGACTGCTAAGAAACGTTATGTATTAAACGTGCATGATAACGAGGGTGTTCGTTATACTACACCTAAACTGAAAGTGATGGGTCTTGAAACGGTTAAGTCTTCAACTCCATCTATATGTCGTGAAGCATTGAAGAAAGCATTAGTGATGATATTGAATGAAGACGAGCAGACGGTACAAAAATATATTGCCGACTACAAGGAAGAATTTATTAAGCATACATTTGAGGATGTAGCGTTTCCTAGAAGCATATCCGATTTAAATAAATATAATGTTCCTGGAAATGAATTAATTATACCAAAAGGAACTCCGATTCATGGTAGAGGTGCATTGGCATATAACTACTTATTAAAGAAACATAACTTGACTAGACGATTTGAATTAATCAAAGACGGTGAGAAAATTAAGTTTTGTTACATGAAGACCCCAAACCCTATTAGGCAAAATGTGTTGAGTTGTATTAGCACACTACCTTCGGAATTTGATATGAGTAAATTTATAGATTATGATTTACAATTTGAAAAGGCATTTGTCGAACCATTGAAAGCAATCTTAACTGCCGTCGGCTGGGAAGTCGAAAAGACAAATACCTTGATGGAGTTTTTCGGGTGAAAGAATATAAAATAATAAAATCAAAAACGGTTGTTGATAATTTAGATGGGATAGTATCGGAGATAGAAGAACTTGAACCAATAATACGATTGCAGGCAGCCATACCAGATTGGGAAACTACTACTTGGACATATGATAGGTATAATATATTTTTAGTAGCAAAAGAACACGGCAAACCGTTATTAAATTTTCTTTATGAAGAATTAAAAGAAGTCATATTAGAATATACTGAAGGTAAAACGTGTTGGTTACAAAGTTGGTTGAATTATGATACGCACAAAACTGTAGAGCAAAATCTACGCGAACATCAACATGCTTGGCCTGTTCAGGGTTATATTTCGATAAATCCGAAAGAAACTAAAACTATATTCACGAAGAAATATGATTATGAGGTGATAAACGAAATTGGAAATATATATATCGGACCTGGATATAGGTTTCATAAAGTAGTTAATACTGATGCGTATCAAGGTACAAGAATTACTATTGGCTGGGATATAACATATAAAGACCCGAGGGAAACCCCAGAAAGTTATTCTGGTAATTATGGCTCGAGGTTTATCCAAATAAATTAATTATGATAAGTGATAAGAAGCAAGAACTCTTAACCATTATTATGGAAGAGTGTGCTGAGATACAAATTGAATGTTCTAAGATGATGAGATTTGATGCTGATAGCAAAAAACTTGAGCAAGAAGTTGGGGACTTATTATGCATGCTTGATATAATGTATAAATGGAATATGTTAGATTGGGATGAGATAGAAAAACAAATACCACGTAAGAGGAAGAAACTCGAGAAGTGGAGTAATTTATTTAAAGGAGAAATATATGAGTGATTTAGACCACTGGGATTTTGGTTTCACAGCAGTAGATGAAAATGAACTAGAAGTAGTACAACAAGCATCTAAAACTGCTGAGAAATCATCAGAAAACTACGACCACGTACAAGAAAAGATTGATGCATTGTATAATGCAATCATACCATTACTTAACAACCTAAAGAAAAATCCAGAGAAGGAATATATCCTCTGGCCAAATAGAGTTGAAAAGGTTGATGAGTTTGAAGACCATCTAACTAAAATATACAAATCGTAACTTTACTTTTGAGTGGGTTTATAGTATAATATAGTTATGTTTAAAATATTTAAAAAGAAAAAACAAGATCCAGTTGAAGAACTTGATTGGGATAAAATTACAACCCTAGAGGATGTAAGGTTATTGATAAAACTTGCTTTCCCAGTCTTAAAGGTGAGTAATAGTAGAATTGAAGAAGTAAGACATTTATTAAAGGAGAAAGAATGAGTTTTTTGAGTGATATGACAAAGGGTATTAATACTGCCAATTTATTATCGGACGGTGGTAATAGTTCTGAATTTTCAGGTACTATTGATACAGGTTCGTATATTTTGAATGCAGTCATAAGTGGTAGTATTTATGGTGGTGTTCCTAATAATAAGATTGTGGCATTTGCTGGTGAGTCAGCAACTGGTAAGACTTTCTTCGTTCTAGGTATCATCAAACAGTTTATGGAAGATAATGCTACTGGTGGTGTGATTTATTTTGATACGGAAGCGGCAGTTACGAAGAAGATGATGGAAGATCGTGGTATTGACTCAAGTCGAGTTGTTATCGTTGAACCATCATCTATTGAAGAATTCAGAACAGATGCTACTCGTATCCTAACAAGTTATATTGACACCCCAGAGAAGGAAAGAGAACCTATGATGATGGTACTCGACTCTTTAGGTATGTTATCATCTAAGAAAGAATTAGAAGATACTGAGTCTGGTAGTGATAAACGTGATATGACTAAGTCGCAGTTATTGCGTGGAACGTTTAGAGTGTTGTCACTAAAACTTGCTAAGGCAAATGTGCCACTAATGCTAACTAACCACGTGTATGACGTGATTGGTTCGTACTTCCCGCAGAAAGAAATCTCTGGTGGTGCTGGTTTAAAATATGCTGCAAGTAGTATCATTATGCTAGGTAAGAAGAAGGATAAAGATGGTACTGAAATCGTTGGTAACATTATTGGTTGTACAACTCATAAGTCGAGATTTACTAAAGAGAACAAAAAGGTAGAAGTCAAGTTATCATTCGATAAAGGTCTTAACCGATACTATGGTTTATTAGATCTTGCTGAAAAGTATGAGATTATTAAAAAGGTATCGACTCGTTTTGAACTTCCAGATGGTAGTAAAGTATTCGGTAAGACTATCAATGAAAACCCTGAGAAATATTTTACCCCAGATGTATTAGACAAACTAGAAGTAGCCGCAAGGAAAGAGTTTATGTATGGTGAAGACTTGGTAGAATTAGAGGAGGTTCAATATGACGACGAAGTATAAATTAATAGAACACGAAAACCAATTCCACGAAGACCATTGGTGCGTTGAAATTTTAGAGGGGGAGTTTAAAGGTCTTGCTTATCAATATGATGTAGTCAATTTTAAAGAAATAGACGAAGAAGCAGTCCTAGACTTCAATACTGTAACGGTAAAAAATCCGAATAATATAGATCTAGAAGACGATAATCTAGAAACGGTTTTAGGTGATGTATTGGTTGATATTATTAATAGTAGATTGGAAGAGGAAGAATTGAATGGAAGTAACGCATCTAATACTGTCGCATCTAATACATAACGAAGAATACGCTAGGACTACACTTCCCTATTTAGAGTCAAAATATTTTACTGAAAATGCTGAACGTATTGTATATGAACAGATTGATGAGTTTATATCAAAGTATAATTCTTTACCGACTAGAGAAGCATTAACAATTGAATTAGATACTCGTAAGGGTATATCTGAGAAAGAATTTTCTGAGTGTGGACAGTATATCGGAACTCTTATCGTTGATGAGAGGGAAGATAGTGATTGGTTAGTTAATACGACTGAAAAGTTTTGTCAAGAAAAAGCATTATACAATGCTATCATGGATTCTATTGCTATCATCGATGGTAATACTGAAGAAGATAAAGGTGCTATCCCAGACTTATTAACAACTGCTTTGAGTGTATCCTTTGACCCGAATGTAGGGCATGACTTCATAGACAACGCAGATGAACGATTTGAATTTTATCATAGGAAGGAAGAACGATTGCCTTTCGATATAAATTATCTAAATAAGATTACTAAAGGTGGTTTGCCTAAGAAATCATTAAACGTTATTATGGCAGGTACAGGTGTGGGTAAATCATTAGCAATGTGTCATTTCGCATCTGCTAATTTATTAGATGGTAAGAATGTATTATATATCACTATGGAAATGGCAGAGGAAAAGATTGCTGAACGTATTGATGCTAATCTATTGAACGTAAAACTAGAAGATCTAGCAGATCTAGGAAAGGTTTTATACGATAAAAAGATAGCAAAGGTTAAAGGTAAAACGTCAGGCAAACTAATCATTAAAGAATATCCAACTGCATCAGCAGGTGTGGGGCATTTTCGTCATCTACTTAATGAGTTGAAGATGAAAAAAAACTTTGTCCCTGATATTATCTACTTAGACTATTTGAACATTTGCGCATCGTCAAGACTTAAAGCAGGGTCTAACGTGAACTCATATACGTTAATTAAGTCTATCGCCGAAGAAATCCGAGGTCTAGCAGTAGAACAAAATCTCCCTATTGTAACAGCGACTCAACTTAATAGATCTGGATTTGGGTCATCAGACGTAGACTTGACCGATACATCTGAGAGTTTTGGTTTACCTGCAACTGCCGACTTAATGTTAGCATTAATTGCGACAGAAGAATTAGACAACTTGAACCAAGTAATGATTAAGCAATTGAAGAATAGATACGGAGATCCTGGAACATACAAACGGTTTATGGTAGGAATTGACCGTAGTAAAATGAGATTATATGATGTAGAAGAAAATGCTCAAGTAGACTTAATGGATACAGAAGAACCTCATAAATTTAATAAACCGATACATGTTGGTAGAACTTTTGACGATTTAAAGGTGTAATATGAATATATCAGTCCACACAGAACCATTTCATTATATAGTAATTGAAGAATTATGGGATGAGAAAGAAAAAACTAAGATGCTTGAAGAAATGTTATACTTTGAGAAGAAAGGTTTATTTAGACCACCTGAAGAAACTGGTTCTGCTACAAATGCCGATGAAGAAATTTTAAAAATGAACACTGCGTTATTTGTAGATGATATTTATTTGGATAGAGATACTTCGGACATATTAAAATATAATAGAAAAATATTTGATGTTCTATTTGGGATGAATGAAAAATTTAAAGAATCTTGGTTTTTCAATGAGGTGAATATAAATGTAGATAGGACTTTAGTATCTTATTATGAAGATTCTTGTTATTATAAAGGGCATAAAGATGAATCGGTAATGACTACAGTATCTTGGTTTTTTAAAGAACCTAAAAAGTTTAAGGGTGGTGATATATCTTTTCCGGATTATGATTTGACATTTGAGGTGTCGACCGATATGGTTATAATATTTCCTTCTAATATAGTCCATTCCGTATCTGAAATTTCAATTGACGATAATGACAAGGGGAAACAGTTTGGACGGTTTTGTATGTCCAACTTCCTTTATAATAATTATGTACCACCAATAATAATTGAATAACCATATTATAAAGGTGGTCAAAAACCTTTACTTTTGCTCAAAACTAGGGTATAATATAAGTATAGATTGAGTGAAAAGGGGTTGAGTTATGATTGATACTAAAAAAATTGTTGAGTTTGCTAGAGATGAGTTGATGATTTCAAAGAATGTTATT